AAGGCCGGGCGCGGCGTGGCGCGGCGTGGTAAGGCGTGGTCGGGCGGGGCGCGGCGTGGTAAGGCGTGGCAGGCGAGGCGTGGTAAGGCGCGGTATGGCCCGGTGTGGTCGGGCATGGTAAGGTTTGGCAGGTAAGGCAAGGTTTTATAAGGAAAATCATGAACATACCACCTGAAAAAATAGAGGAGATCAAAAGAGCGGCCGATATCGTTGAGGTGATCGGGCAGTCGGTCGGGTTAAAAAAGAACGGCAAATATTATTTTGGGTTGTGTCCGTTTCATTCGGAGAAGTCGGGGTCGTTTTCGGTGAGCCCGGATAAACAGATGTTTTATTGTTTTGGGTGCGGAGCGGCCGGGGATGTGTTTGAGTTCCTGGTGAAGAAAGACGGGATCACGTTTCCGGATGCCGTGGCCCGGGTGGCTGAGAGATATGGAATAGATGTTGAGGGTTCAGGGTACAGGGTTCAGGGTCAAGGGTCAAAGGTCAAGAAAACGCCCAAAAAACAGGAGTTTGTTCCGGATCCGGCGCAGGCACCGCCGGAGATCTGGCAGGAAAAAGCAGAAAAGCTCGTAACCTGGGCGCATGAAAATCTTCTGAATAATGACAAGCAACTTTCCTGGCTGGAAAATCGCGGAATAAATATCGTTCGGGTAAAAGAATTCATGCTTGGCTGGAACCCGGGTGAAGATGGCAAGGATCTCTACCGGCCCCGGGAGTCCTGGGGGCTGGAAGCTGCGCTTAAAGACGACAGAAAAACAAAGAAAAAGCTGTGGATCCCGGTCGGATTAATAATACCGTACATCGAATATCGAACATCGTACATCGAAAAACCAGAAACCAGAAACCAGGAACCAGGAACCCCTTTCCGCGTGGAAAGGATTCGGATCCGGACCGAGCAGGAAAATCCGAAATATTATGTGATGCCCGGATCGGGTATGAGGTGTCTGGTCCCGGGCGGCGCCTGCCGGGCGTATGTGATCATCGAGTCGGAGCTTGATGCAATCATGGTTTACGGGCAAATCAGGGCAAACAAGATCGGGGTGGTTGCCCTCGGATCTGCTCAGCGGCATCCGGAGCTTGAAACATACGACTTGTTGAAGAAAGCGCCGGTGATCCTGAACGCTCTCGACTTTGACCAGGCCGGCAGGAAAGCGATCGAATGGTGGGAAGAGAGATTCCCGGATAATCATCGGCGCTGGCCGGTCCCGGTCGGGAAGGATCCCGGGGATGCTTTTAAAGCCGGGGTTGATATTGCGGAGTGGATCAGGGCTGGGTTGCCGGAAGCGTGGGCGTGGAAGGATAGGGTCGAGGGGCAAGGGTTTAGGGTTCAGAAAAAACCAGGAACCAGAAACCAGGAACCAGAAACTTTTGTTACCGGGACGATTGGACGATCCACTTCTTTGATTGATAATGAGAAGGGCGTGGCGCAAAAGGTTTCTCCCTTAAAAGAACTCGCGGCCCTCGTTAAAAGCTCGCCTGTGGTCATTAGCGTAGGGCAAGGACATCTTAAAATTAAGGAGGCGCCCTCATGGGCGCTGTCGAATCCGGATAAGTCGGGGCGAATCTCGGAGCTGGTGTTTCTGAATAAGGAAGTTAGGGCCTGTTTGATGGGCCTGGGGAGCGCGGAGTTGGGGCGCGAAAATATCGAAAGTCGAATATCGGAGATCGAAAGGGAGATGTAAATGAGCTACGATGAAACACCTGTTCAGGATGCGACTAAACCGAAAAAACGCAAAGGCATCACCTTTATCCGTAAGATCCGGACCGGGAGAAACGAGCCGTGCATCTGCGGGTCCGGAAAAAAGTTTAAGCGCTGCTGTCTGGATAAAACGAAAAAGATATATGTAAAGGCGGATTATAATTAATGAAATATGTGATAACGCCTGAAATACATGCTGCGATCGAGCGGACTTATCGTGGAGACACAGGAAACGGCGAGATCAGGGGGTTGGCCGGGCGGCTGGGACTACCCCGCTGGAGAGTGTCGAGATATGCGATTACTCAAGGCTGGATCGCAAAGCAGAAGAAAGAGCCGAACTGGTCGGATGGTGAGCTCGGGATTCTTGAACGTAATGCGCACAGAACTCCTCATAATATCAAGATGAAGCTAAAAGCTGCCGGGTTTGCCCGGAGCGAAAACGGCATCGTAATAAAACGGAAAAGGATGCGGTTTCTAAAGAATCTGGCCGGGCAATCATGCCGGTCCGTTGCGCAATGTTTCGGGATCGACGACCACTCGATCACGGCATGGATCGACAGAGGCTGGCTCAAAGCTCAAAAGCGCGGAACGGAGCGCACGCCTGCCCAGGGCGGAGATCAGTGGTATATCAAAGACCAGTGGATTAAAGATTTTGTGGTCGAATATGTTGCCGTGATCGATTTTAGGAAGGTCGATAAATACTGGCTGGTGGATCTTCTGGCTGGTTACTATCCGTCCAATAAAGGGGAAGAGAGATGCCACCACCATACAGAGATCTCAGAAACGGGCCGGTGATTGAATCGTATTTGCGGGAACTGGTCAGGGAGAAAGAGAAGATCGAGCGGGCAAGGGCCCGGATCTGCCGGATCAGGCTTGAACTCCTTGAGCTTGGTGTGGAGCCGCCGCCTGAGAGGTTGATCATAAGATGAGAAGCCCTTGTCATGATTGCGGAAACGGCGATACTGATAAAAATAACAGTATATGCCTGAAATGTGACAAGCGGGTGAAATATGCCCAGGGGCTGAATGTTTGTTTGGACCCGAGCATAATAATTAAAAGGAGGGATGAGGTTATGAGCGTGCGGGGAACATGCAAAAACTGCGAGAGAGAGGATATGTCTCTTCCGGCAATGGGTCTGTGCGGTAGATGTAATGGGGCATGGAAGGCTGCGCCGGAAGGCATGAAAGAGGCTGCGCTTGCCCAGGCTAAAGTGAATGCAAAAAGCGGTCGGAAATTATCCTGGGGGACAAGAAACAAGCCGAAGATCGGAGAGCCGACGGGACTTGAAGCCTACACATCTGAAGTCATAGCCGGAATCCATCGAACGCTTGACCCCGATAAGGAGAAAGCGGGGTTGTATCTTGAGTTTAAAGATGATCGGGATCAGGGAATATTGAAATGGCTGAACGAATCCGCTGAAAACCATCGCCGCCGTCCGGATCAGGAAATCTTGTGGATATTGCAGAACTATATTGAGGCGGTTGAAGGAAAGGCTGAAGGGGTTTAGGTTGAAGGGAAAAGCGATGTACATTATTCGATATTTGTCGTACAATGTTCGATGTACAAAAAGAGGAGGTTGAATGACTAAACTACCGAAATGGATATGTATTGAGGTGGATACCGGTATAATATATTGCGAGCGGTGCCATGGCGGGGAAAAGCTTCTGCTGCCGATGACAGTGGGCGAGATCGACAAATGGCTCGGGGATTTTGCCGAAATTCATAAAGACTGCATAGAACTTAAAAACCCTGATAAAGAGGCGGTTGTTGGATAAAGAATCCTTTGAAAAGCTTATTAAGGGGTGTGCGCCGGATCGGGCGCGGAAGGGTGTGCTGTTGTATAACGGGGCTGCGACCTGCGCCACAGCGTATCAGAAGGATCCTTCTGCTGCAAGCCTGAAAAACATGCAGGCAGCGGAAGCGGCGCTTGATGAATTCGTCTCCCTGGTGAAGTCGGCAAGCGCGGAGCGGCCTTCGTTTGGTAATAAGTACGCCGTTTTTGTGAGTCTTAAAGAAGACGGATTAAAGGTCGGCAAGTCGAAGCTCTATAAAGATGCTGAAAAGGGGCTTCTCCGGGTGCAGCCGGACGGGTCGGTTTTGCTCTCCGATGTGGAATTATACAAGCGGGCATATCTTACGCCAAAGCAGAAGGCGGGCAGCGATGCCGATATCGATCAACTGCAGAAAGAGAAACTTGAGCTGGAATCGAACAGACTCAGGGAGCAGATCGCCAAACTGGTGTGGGATCGGGAGAAGGAAGCGGGGCGGTATTTATTGAGGAGTGATTTTGAAATGGAGTTGGCTGCCCGGGCCGCTGTGCTCGAAACATCCCTCCGGCAAATGGCACAAACGAAAGCCTATGACTGGATCGCCGTATGCAAGGGGGAACACAGCAAAGCGCCGGATATGGCGGCGATGGTTACGGCGGAGATCGGGGCGGTGCTTAATGATTATGCAAGTACGGAGAGGTTTCAGGTGATATTCGTGGAAAAAGAGAATTTGAACCGCGAAGACGCGAAGGACGCGAAGATTTAATATGAAGAAAATAACGAAGCATATTAAACTTGATTACAGTAAACGGCCGAATGAGTTTTTTTGCGAGAACTGCGGAGGTCGCAGAGAATTGCATTTGCCGGCGCTGATTGACGACGTGGTAAAACAGGGCGAGGCGTTCGCGGAATCACATAGATATTGTAAAAACCAGAAACCAGAAACCAGAAACCAGAAACTATAGTATGCAGATATGTACGGTAACATATAATCCTGAAACCATGCCCTGGCTGGCGGGTTTGTTCCTGAACCCTGATCCCTGCCGCAGGTCCGCCAATCAGTATGGCGGAACCCCTTGCACCTATTCTTTCTCCCCTACCCGGGCGGAGCGCAAGATATTCAAGCGCCGGAAACACATCCCGGTGTCGGAGTGGGCGGAGAAAAACAGAGTAGTTGCTGTATCATCCAGGCCGGGGCCGTGGAAAAATGAGCGCACGCCGTATCTTGTGGGGATTATGGATGCCGCTGGATTTCGGTCAGTGCAAACTGTGATTATTTGCAAAGGTCCGCAAACTGGTGGAACGGAGTGCGTTCATAATTTCATTGGGTCCCGCATAGATATGGATCCCGGTCCGGTTCTTTATGTTTTTCCGGATCAACGCATTTCTGAGCAAAATATGGAAGATCGCATCCAGAAGATGATTCAGGCTTCTCCAAAATTGCGATCATATATGACCGGGGTAGAAGACGATTTCACTTTGCGTCGCATAAACCTTATCCACATGTCCATACATCTTGCCTGGGCACACTCCGTATCCACTCTATCAAACTCGTCGATGAGGTATGTGGTTTTTGACGAGACGGATAAATATCCTGCAACAGCCAGCAAGAAGGAAACCGATTCAATTTCACTGGGAGAGGCGAGGGCAATAACATACAAAGACTCAAAAAAGATATTTAAACTTTCAACCCCGACTACGGAGGGAAACTTCATTTCGCAGGCGCTTACCAATGAAGCTCAGGTTATATTCGACTATTGGGTCAGGTGCCCATCATGTGGTCGGGATCAGAAGATGATTTTTGATCAGATCAAATGGGCGCATAAAGTTGAGCCTGGAGCAGACGGGAAATGCCATTCGGAGGATCCGGGAAAGATCGAGACCGAAAAACTTGCCTGGTATCAGTGTGCTCATTGCAGCGCAAAATGGGATGATTATTTGCGAGACCAAGCTGTAAGATATGGTGACTGGCGCGAACGTGTTCCTAATGATTCAGGCCGCATGCCCATGGGTCTGCAGACCTATCTATCAATTAAAAAGCCCAAAAAGATCGGCTTCCATCTGCCGGGCTGGTTGTCAACCTTTAATTCGCTTTCATTGACTGCTGCCCGATTCTTGCGTGGCCTAACAAGCATGACCGAACTTAAGAAATTTTATAATGAAGACAAGGCGGAGCCCTGGAAACTGACCGTGATTTCCAAAAAATCCGAGCAAATCCTTGCTGCCCGTTGCGATCTGCCGGCACAAACTGCACCTGAAGCCGCGATTGCTCTCACCTGTGGCGTGGATGTTCAGCAGCATGGATTCTGGTTTGCGGTCCGTGCCTGGTCGGCGGACATGACGTCCTGGCTGATTCATTATGGTTTTCTCGCCATCTGGAAAGATGTTGAAAGCCTGATTTTCGAATCTTCATATCCTGTCGGTAATACGGGCCGCTCGCTCAGGATATTCAGGGCCGCAATAGATACGGGCGGAAGCAAAAAGTTTGAAGACATGACGATGACGGAGGAGACTTATTTCTGGCTTATCAAGAATCGCGGGCGTGGCGGAGCAGCTATTTGGGGAACAAAGGGCTCCAGCTCAGCAATGCCCGGTATGTTAAACCTCGGTTCCGGGATCGTGTCAACGCCGTCGGGTAAGAAGCTTCCGGAGGCTTTGCGTATTCTATCGGTGGATACAAGCAAGGCGAAGGATCAATACCATTTTCGTCTGCAATTGGCATCGAAAGATGACACCCGCGACTTGCCCGGAGCAGCGTTTTTACATGCCGGTACCGGCACCGATTATGCCGCACAAATTCTTGCTGAAGAGAAACAGATAGATGAAAAAGGGCGCGAGGAATGGATAAATGTCCACAATCGTCCGAACCATCTATTTGATGCGGAGATTCTGGCGGGGGTGTGCGCGGAAATGGAGTTCCCCGGTGGTGGCCTCCGCTTGCTGGCTTCCCGCAAGGGAGCAGGAAAACAGGAGGCAGGAACCGGAAAGCAGGGAGTGGGCGCGGATCAGAGGCATGAAACAGGCGCCGGGGTGGAAAGGCCGGGGTGGATGAGTAAAAGATAAAAGCGGTTCACGGTTCACGGTTTACGGTTCACGGTTAAAAACCAGGAAAGGCGGGGATGGCGAAAAATTCGGAAATATTGATCGGGCTGGCGGAGATAACCGAATACCTCGGCGTTACAACGAATACTTTTAAAAAACTTGTTGAAAAAGGTTTGCCGGCAACCGTGATCGATGGCAAATGGTACGCCCATACCGACAACATAAAAGAGTATTTTAAACGGGCAACCCTGATCCGGTCAAAAGTGATAGATGAGTCCGCTGAATGAAGAAGCCGCACATCGAATTACGTACATCGTACATCGGAAAACCGGAAACATGCTTTTGAGACCCTTGTCAGTACCCTGCCCAGGTAGAGATAGCCGCTTATACGCGATCTGGTGAAGTCGATTTTTTAAGGATATTTGGATAAAATAAATAAATGACACCATCAAATATTATCTTGACAAATACCGCAGATTTATCATATACGGGAAATACTATCACAACAAGCGGCTTCTCCGCACCCGTCAGCAGCGGTTTTTTTGTCTCCTTTTTCAAGACAATCCTTTCGCAGTTCTGGCGGGTCAATAGGGCCGAATATAATACCCGTAAGGGAAATAAGCTCAGCCGGCTTGTTGCGGTAGTTGAGACCCGCCACTCACATCTGGCGAAACTACTAAGCAACAAGGAGGCACCAACATGAACCAAAGCCACGTCGTTAAGTCAGCAGTTTCATTAAGTCAACCAGTAAAATCCGCAGGACATTCCAGAATAATGCCGGAGTTTTTTCCGCTCGACGAAGGCATTGAAAAAAGAGTGAGCAAAAACGGGAAGGTTGTCTACATGCATCCGGCAGAGGGCAGGGTGAGCCATACCACGCTTACCCTTTATGATATCCTGAACCTGCATTTCGGGGCGCTTCGCTCCCTTCTCGAATTCATGGATGACGAAACCAGTGAGAAGTTCGGCTTTTTGCTTGAAACCGTGATCCAGAACGCAGAAAACCATGTGGATAAAGTCTTTGAATTGATAGAAGAAGACGCAGGGATAAAAAACATCGAAGTCCACATAGTCCGCAAAGGCAGTCATTTCTGGAGGCCGGGCAGGGTTGCCGGCGTCACCATCACAAGAGAGGGTTTGAAAGGAGATAATAATGGCAAACCGTGAAGCATGCGAGCTTTATATAGAGCAGGAAATTAAAGCCGGTCTTGAGCGGGGAGAGAAACCTTACTCCATCGGCAAGGACCTCTCCGCCTGGGTAGAGAAGATTTTTGAAGTGAATATAAAACCGAAGACACTTATAAAAAGAGCAGAACGCCTACAAGAAGGCTTGACGACAAATGTCGTGAAAAAATCACAGCCTCTTGAAACCATTAAAGATTCAACTCCGGAAATTATCAAAGACAGGCATCCGCAGGGCGGCGGCGCCCGTGAGGGAGCTGGCAGGCCGCCGCAGATTACTTCTTCAGCCAAACCGGAACCGACAAAGAGCCGTTATCGACGATTGAGCGCCCCACTTGATCCGGCGGATAAACTGAGAATACAGAATGAGAGTATTTATGAAGTCAGCTTTAAAAAGGCATTCGACGAATTTTATTTTGAAGTTCAAAACGCAAAATTAGAAAATTGGGAAAAAACCACAAAAGAGGCGGCTTTACATAATGTCAAGTTGCTGTATGATTTGATAACTATCTAATAATAAATGGAGGTTACGATGATAAATTTAAAAAGTAAATTAATAGAAAGAAGAACTGTTGAGCTGGATCCTGATCTCGCGAAACATTATTTAAACTATAACAATTATGAATCCCAGCGGCCCGTAAAAGAAGATTACGTCAAGGAGCTTGTTGAAAAAATTTCAGATGGCAGGTTCCGGATCGGCAATGTATGCATCGCTTCTCGTTTAGGCGGAAGAGATGTGATGATGGACGGTCAACACGTATGTCATGCCGTTGTCGAATGCGAAGAAACCGTCCCTTGCAGTGTTGAGAAATATGGCATGCTGAATCCGGCGGGTCTCTCCATGCTTTTTCGGCAATTCGATAATAAGCCGAGATCGTTGAAAGATATGATTAAAGCCGAAGCGAATGCGCTCAGATTGGTCTGGTCGTTAGACTTTACCGGCATCATCGTTGCCGCGGCAAAGCTCGATCAAAGAAAAGGATTAACCACCGGACGGAAAGAATATGGAACAACATACGGCACCAATAAAGAGAAAAGCGTTATGTTATTAAAACAATATTTAGATGAAGGTTATCATGTCGCATCGATTATGACAAATTCACATTCTGCAAAGCACTTATGGAGAGCGCCGGTTGTATATTCTATGTTCCAGACATACAGGCAGGATGAGGCGGCATCGCTTTTATTTTGGAAAATAGTTAATTCCGGAGAAAACCTCACAAAAAACATGCCTCAGTATTTATTGAGAGAATTTTTAAAGAATGTAAACAGCCCTACATCCGCATATAAGGTCAGAAAAATATCTAATCATGAATTCATATATAGAAGCATTTCGGCATGGAATGCTTACAGAGACAACAGGTCGTTGCATACCCTTCTTTACAGATCGGAATCAGATATTCCTGCGGCGAGGTGATAAATGGAGAAGCTTATAAAGTTAATAAAGGAATTAAACAGCAAGAGTTTCTGGGGGACGCTGGAAATTAAATTCGAAAACGGCGTCGTTGTCCACATTAAAAAACTTGAGAACATAAAACCATAACCGAATTAGAATGACAAAAGAACCATTTTCCTGTTGCCGGGAAAGTGGTTTTTTTATGTCTTTTTCTATACCCTAAACCCTAACACCTAAACCCTATCTCTGACCCCTCTATTTTCCATGTCAATATGAATAACATGCATTCTGTTATGAATAACATGCATTCTGTTATCAAAAACCCTCATTCTGCGTTTTGGCCAAAAAACCCATGTTATAAAATCAGCGTATAGGGGCAAGGTTATAGGGTCAAGGAAGGGTTAAGTTTTTACCCTAACCCCTGGACCCTGAACCCTAAACCCTCAAACGGAGTGCACATGGCGATAAAAACAACTCTTGAGCAGCTTGAAGAAGTTCAGTCGGCTATTTCTGCGGTGATGGAGTCGCAGTCTTATTCCATTTCCGGGCGCAGCAAAACAATGGCAAGCCTGGCGGAACTCCAGAAGCGCGAGGAAGTCCTTCTTGTACGATACAGGCGGGAATCGGCGTCCGGTCCGGCAATCAATGTCGGGACTTTGAGGAGGGACGATTGAAAGAGGTTGCCCGCAAAAAAGAGATGTTTGAAACAGCGGTAAACTATATCGCCGCATCCGTCGGCAAACCCGTTCTGTTCGGTCCCGACAACAAGCCTATTGTTCCCTCCATTTCTTACGGCTACCGCCGGACCGCTGCAAAAAAGTCAGGATCGCTCAAAAATTGGCTTCCGAAACGATTTAATTCCGAATTCGAAGAGTCGGGGGAGCGCGACGTAATCGTCGGGCGCTCCATCGATCTTGTAAACAACGATCCTCATGCTGCCGGCATAACAGATGGTATTGCCACTACGATTGTCGGCTCCGGCCTTACGCCCCATCCCACATTAAACCAGGATTTTCTCAAAATCGACAAGGAAGAGATCCGGCGCATCCAGGCGGAGCAGCGTGCCGTATATGCGACATGGAGTCCGTTTGCCGATGCGGGGCAGAGAATGAACTTCGGGGCAATACAGTTTATGGCACAGCGGCAGCTAATGCAGTACGGAGAATATCTTATTCTGCTGCCCATGATAAACGATGATCCTACCAGACCATATTCTCTTGCCTGCCAGGTTATCAATCCGCTTCGGCTTGGAACGCCTGTAAAGAAAATGAACGACACCAGCATAAAAAACGGCGTTGAGGTCGGCAACTATGGCCAGCCGGTTGCTTACTGGCTGGAAAAAGGGGAGCAGGCCGCGGGGCGCTCGCGGGCCGTAAATGACTATGTCCGCATACCGGCCCGGGTAGGCCATCGCTGGAACGTGCTCCATGGGTATGTTCAGAATGATGCCGATCAATACCGGGGCATGCCTTTTTTTGCGCCGGCCATGAAATTCTTCCGGGATCTAAACGACTATTTGGATGCCGAGCTGGTGTCTAATATCGTGACCGCCGCATTTTCACTTTTCATCGAGACGGCGCCGGGTATGGACCCGTATACCCAGGCAAACCTGATGCAGAGCCTTTCCGGCGAGTCGGTCAATAATACGAACAAAGTCCGGTACCAGGAGATGGTGCCGGGGCAGATCATGTATGGCCAAATGAATGAAAAGCCGCATCCGATAGCTGCAAACCGTCCCGGATCAACTTTCGATCCCTTTGTAATCACGATAAAAAAAGCTATGGCGCTGGCTTTGAACATGCCTTACGCCGTCCTTTTTAAAGATCCCCAGGGCCTTAATTTCTCCGGATTTCGTTCTGCTTTGTTAGATGCCTGGCGTGTTTATACCAAGGGCCGGGTCTGGCTGGGGCAGAATTTTTGCCAGCCGATTTATACGATGCTGATGGAAGAGGCGTATTTGCGCGGCAATATCAATGTGCAGGATTTTTACACGAATATGAACCCGGTCACAAATGCCGAATGGCGCGGCGCTCCGAAGGGCGATATCGAACCGGTTCAGGCGGTAAGAGCCGATACTTTGGCGATAACGGCTAATCTCAAGACCAGGGCGGAAGCCATTGCTGAGCGCGGCGGGGATATCCGGACTACCTTTGATCAGCTTGCCGAAGAGCAGGAGATGATGCGGGAGCGAGGTTTGACTGAGCAGGAGGTCGGGGACGCGGGAGAGGGAACTGGGGGCGGAGATCAGGGTTCAGGGGCTGGGGTCAAGGGTCAAGGAGAATAGAAGTATGCAGAAAACAGACTTTTCAAAAGGTTCAATGTGGGGGATGCGTCCGGAGAAATTTGATGTTCTTCAGCGCAGTTTCCAGGAAATGCAGGGAGCAACCATTGACATCGATGCGCAAAAGCTCGCTGAAAGCATGAACGCAGAGAAGGATTATGAAATATATGATGGAGTTGCAGTTATACCCATTACCGGAGCGATAACCAAAAGAAGCTCTTTCTTCTCCTTCCTGTTCGGCGGAACAAGCGTCCTGGAATTGACGGCCATGCTCCAGGCGGCAATCACAGATCCGAAAGTGGAAGCCATCCTTCTTGATGTTGATTCACCCGGGGGAACCGTATCGGGCATCAATGAGCTCTCCGCTTTAATCCATGAGGCAAGGTCAGAGAAGCCAATCGTGGCATATAGTGGCGGCATGATGGCATCGGCAGCATACTGGCTCGGAAGCTCGGCTGACAAAGTCGTATTGGGCAAAACTGCCGATGCCGGTTCTATTGGGGTGCTGATGATTCATACAGACTGCTCCGAGATGGATAAGATGCACGGAGTCAAGGTCACATACCTGACTGCAGGAAAGTACAAGGCGCTGGGGAACGATGCGGAACCTTTATCAGACCTTGCAAAAGAGACTTTTTCGAAAGAGCTGGAATACATCTACTCAATATTTGTGGGTGATGTAGCCCGAAACAGGAACGTATCCGCCGAAGAGGTCAAAGAGAATATGGCGGATGGACGCATATTTATCGGAGAGCAGGCTGTGGAGATCGGCCTTGCGGATTACATCGGCACTATAGACGATGCGCACGGACTGGCAAAGGAGCTTGCATCTAACATCAAATCAGGGGGATTGCCCTCTGGAAAGGGGTTGACCATGTTGTTTGGAAAAGAAAAAGCAGTGGCGCCCTCCAATACCGCAGAGCTTGAGGCCGCATTTCCTGAATTAGCCGCACAGCTCAAGGATCAGGGGGCAAAAAGCGTTGATGTGGCCGGCACGGTAAAGGCCGCGGTTGACGAGGCAGTCAAGGCCGAAACGGGCAGGATTCTCGGTTTGTTTGAGGCTCAGTTCGGGGAGGAAGCCAAGAAGGGTTTTGCCGCAGTGGTTGCAGCCGGCACACCGGGTGAGCTGTTTAGTGCTTACAAGCTTATGAATCCTGCCCAGCCGGCACCGAGCGCGGAGGATAAGAAGAAGGCCGAGATGCTTGCGGCGATCCAGGGAGCAGGGGCGGCGAATCCAGGGGCAGGGGATGGTTCCGGATCGGGCGTAATTTTGTCGGTCGAAGAGCAGGCAAAGAAGGATTTTGCTACAAAGCAGGATATCCGGGATGAGTTCAAGTCCGAAGGGCAGTATGTTGCGTTCAAGCTGGCGGAAGCAGCAGGCAAGATCAAGATCCTGATACCGAAAGGATGAAAAAAGCAGGGTATAGGGTTTAGGGTCAAGGGTTTCCGCCATCCGCCAGACTGATAGGCGGAGCGGACCTTCGGCAAGTGAAGGTTAAAATGTCTTTATAAAAATATATAAACAAGGAGGAACAAACGATGACGACTTTAGCAGTTGATACTCCGAGAATCAAAGTGCTCGGAGATTTGGAAGATTATCTGGTTATTGCTGCGGATATAATCTACGAGGGTGCGGCAGTCGGTCTTGTAAAAGCAACAGGCCATGCTCGCCCTCTGACAAGTGTGGACAAGTTCGTAGGGTTTGCACAGACCAAGTGTGATAACTCTCTGGGTGCGGCAGCGGCTCTATATGTGAAAACAATCACAAAGGGCGTTGCGGTTCTATCAGTATCCGGTGCGGTAATCACGGACGTGGGGCAGCCTGTCTTTGCCACAGATGACAATGCATTCGTATTCACCCCTGTCGGCTCGGTGTATATCGGCAGGGTAACCAGGTGGGTTTCATCCGGAGTGGTTGAGGTCAAGTTCGACGCACTCAACGATGAAAACCCGTATGAAGGATGGGTGTGCGAAGCCCTTGACGCAGCCACCAAAACACTCGATCTTGAAGACACCGGCAAACTGATATTCTGCTCGATAACGACAGTTGTCACTCTTGCAGCCACAGCAGTCGGAGGCCTTTACAGACTGATGTGCGGTGCGGCATACGGCACGGCGCAGGTCTCCGCAGACCCGGTTGCAGCCGATCTTATCATCGCACCTGATTCAAGTGGAGCAGACAATAAGGACTACGTTAATACTCTTGCGACAGCACAGCGCGGAGATTTCATCGACCTGCTTCATGGCTCGGTAAACGGCCCAGTAGTAGTCGGGCGCAGAGGAACCTGGCTGAAAGAAACTTAATTAGGGCCAGGGTTTAGGGTCCAGGGTGTAGGGTTTAGAAACTAAAAAGTAAAAAATATATAAATAAGGAGGAAACGAAAATGGGTGCAGGAACATTATCAAGCCGGGCGATAATCGGCGAATTTTATAACAAGCTGGCCGCGGATCTCGGAATGGGGTGGATCCCGGATCTCTCCATGCTGTTTGAGAGCAACCAGGAAACAGAAACCTACGCATGGCTTGGCATGGCGCCTGCGATGCGTGAATGGATCGGCGGCAGGAATGCCAAAGGCTTCAAGGAAAACGGCATCACGATCCGCAACAAGACTTTTGAAGCAACTCTCGAAGTCCTGGTAGATGAGATCAGGCGGGACAAAACAGGCCAGGTCATGCTGCGCGTGGCGGAACTTGCTCAAAGGGCGAATGTTCACTGGGCATCGTTGCTGTCAACCCTGATTGCTGCCGGATCTTCCGCCGTCTGTTACGATGGTCAGTATTTTTTCGATACCGACCACAGTGAGGGCGACAGCGGCACGCAGGACAATGATCTTACAGGTGCGGCCGCAACATCCACACAGCCCACAGCAGCGGAAGCGGAAGCGGCTGTAATGGCTTGCGTTGCAGCGATATTAGGGTTCAAGGATGATCAGGGCGAGCCGATGAACGAAGGCGCAAGCAAGTTCAAGCTCATGGTTCCCACGGTATATTTACCGCCTTTCGCGGCTGTGCTCAACAATGATTATATCGCATCCGGCCAGAGCAATCTCATCAAGAATATCGATGGATTCAGTTTTTCTCTTGCCATTAACCCGAGGCTCTCATCTGGAGCTATATTTTATGTGTTCCGGGCAGATGGTCAGACAAAACCGTTTATCCGCCAGGAAGAAGAGGGGATCACGGTATCGGCGATTGCCGAAGGTTCCGAGCTTGAGTTCAAAGAAAACAAGCATCAGTACGGCGTGAAGGCGATCCGGAATGTGGGCTATGGCTACTGGCAGCATGCCTGCATGTATACATTTACCTAAAGCATAGTGAATAGTAACGGGTAAATAGTAACAAGAAAAAGCTTTTAGCCTGTCACTTGTAACTCGTTACTATTTACTGATTAACTATAAGGATTTTATGAAGAAATATATTGTTGTGGATAAAAGGGCGGTTATCGCGGCGGGTAATGTCGTGATGCTTAATGATGCCCAGGCAAAAACAAGGATGCAGAATCTCATCTCTTTTAAAAAGGGCAGATATGAGGTTTTGCATCCGATCGAATTCAAGCGCGGAGAGGTTATCGGGTTTGAAAAAGAGATCAAGGATAAGGGGTTATTGATTGCCCTGGATCCTTTTATTGAAAAAGCGGTTAATGATGCCGGAAACGCAGATCCTCTGTCTGCATCAACTCTTTCGGCCTGAGTATTCGCCGATAACTGATGCCGGCGCCGGGGACTGCCGGATCTGCTCATACGATCCGGCAAAGAACCCGGCATGCATAAATTATCGTCCGGTTAGGGTCGGCTTACTGGAAATCGAGGAGTCTTAAGATGCCTGAATGGAACGGAAGGGAAAGAAGGCTGGATAGTAATCAGGTATGCAGCCTTCACGGAGGACTCGATGCTAAATTAGATGAAATTTTGCAGCAGAACAATAACCATACTGCCGATATAGCCGTTTTAAAAAATACTATTGAAAACGGCATGAAATCCCACATTGAGGCTATAAAAGATAAAGTTGAGATCATTGAAAAGTGCATAGACTCATTCGGCTGGTTTCAGACATGGGTTACAGAGTTAAGAGATAATCTTTTTAAAAATGTCATAAAACTGACCTTTGTAACAGCAATAATATGGTTTATTGCGACCTTCGGCAAACAGGCAATCACGAGGATAATAGGCTGATAGATGTATAAATGCACTTTTTTCCGCATATACGAACTGGTCCCGAAAGAGCTTCACGAAACGAAGCCGACATGGAAGCTCTGGACCCTGTTTGACGACAGGGCGCTCATCACTCTCGACCGGCTGCGAAGCCGGTACGGCAAGATGACAATAAACGACTGGTATTTCGGCGGGGAATATCAGCTCCGGGGCTTTCGGCCTTTTGATTCAGGTACCGGTGCGGAATTCAGCCAGCATAAATTCGGCAGGGCTTTTGACTGCAAATTTTCAGATATCTCGAATGAAGAGGTTATACAGGAATGCATCGATAAAAAATACGGCTGCTTCGATCTGATCACAGCAATAGAAACAGGGGTTTCATGGTTTCACTTTGATATTAGGAACAACACCGATAAACTCATAATCTTTTCAAAGTAGGAAGGAATTATATCATGCAATATATTCAATTATTTATCAAATTAATACCGCTTATTGTTCAGCTTGTGACGCTTGCTGAAAAGTATTTTACCACGGCAAGTTCGGGCGCTGATAAAAAAGCGGCGGTTTTGGCAGGAGTTAAAGCCATGTATGATGGCACCCAGGATGTATCCACCGGAGGCCAGAAAGATACACTGACCACGCTTGAGCCTCTGGTTGATAAGGCTATCGATGTGGCGGCAAATTTTCTGTTTCCCCATAGTGCGGAACATTAAACAGCCCTAAACCCTGTACCCTATACCCTGGACCCTATTTATATGACCCTTGCCTCTCAAATAGCCTCTGATCTGGATGCGGTTTTTTTCAACACGGATGATTTTGCGACTGCCGTCACATACACTCATGCCGGCGGATCGGCGCAGAGCATAAAAGCTTTGATAGACTACGGAAATCCCTCGCCCATGGAGGGCATGGATGCGCTCAATACCGATGCGATGATGGATATCAAGGTTTCAGACGTGCCGGTTGTTACCCCGGGGGATGCGATTGTTATCGGCGCCGGCACCTGGAATGTGATCTATGCAAATTTGATTGGTGACGGCCTTATGTGGCAATGCCATATCAGCAGGAGAAACCGGTAATGGGCCAGGCTGTTTTGCTTGCACAAATAGTATCCATTATTAGCGCTGTCTCCGGGATCGGTGTAGTTCACGATTATGAGCGGTACAGCAGATCGTTTGCGGAATGGCAGGCGCTCATGACCTCGGGCGGGATCATAAACGGCTGGACTGTGAGCAGGGAAAAGACTGACGTTGAAAATAGATATCCAACGATCCTGAACCGGCACATATTTAAGATCAAGGGATATTACAGGCTTGATGATCCGGCAGCTTCCGAAGCAACGCTCCAGGCTCTTGTAAACAGGATCAAGACGGCTTTCAACAGCAAGAAAACCTTAAACGGAGTTGCCTTAAACAGCGATCCGGTAACGGTGGATTCGATCACAATAAAGGAGCTGGCGCCGGAATATTTTGTTCACATCGCAGAACTTACTTTGCAGGCGGAAGAACGGGAATGGATATAAAGATTGGTCTCTGGTCTTTAGTCTCTGGTTTATAGTTTAACCAGAAACCACAAACCAGAAACCAGAAACAAGGAGATTTATACCATGGAAGATAAATGCAACACTGGCGGAACCAGACACCTGGATGCCGAAGGAAACGAGATCACGGAAGAGGAATATCTGGAATTAATAAAGCAGGGCATAGGGGATAGGGTCGAGGGTATAGGAAACCCTGAACCCTGAACCCTGAACCCTGAACCCTGAACCCTATTATTTCGGAGGTTATAGAAAATGATAGTTAAACGAGCACAAATAGCGGCAAAGATTGAGGTGACGGAAGGTACAGCTATCGCACTTGCCGGGGCTGATGCTTTTCTTGCCGAAAACATTACATGGACACCGGGAATCGAGATGCATAAAAGAGGAAATGTCTCTTCCTCTCTGTCAAAATTTTCGGAGGTAGCGGGAGCGCGTCAGGCATCGCTTGACTTTGATGTGGAGCTTAAAGGTTCGGGCACAGCCGGAACCGCTCCGGCACTCGGCAAGTTGTTAAAGGCATGCGGATTCGGGGAAACGGTCGTAGCCGTGACATCGGTTACATATCTTCCGGCGTCAACTTCGATCAGCTCACTGACGATGGCAATGTATAACGATGGAGCGTGCTACCTTATGTGGGGAGCACGGGGCAACGTGTCTCTGAAACTGGAAAAGGGCAAACCGGGCGTGCTGCATTTCTCGTTTATCGGAGCCGATTTCTCGGTTACAGACGTGGCCCTGCTTACCACAGGGGTATCGTACGAAACCACGAAACCGCAGCCGTTTTTGTCTGCTGCCTTTTTGGTGGATTCTTACGCGGCGCTGGTCGGCAGCCTCGAATTCAGCATGGGGAATGTCCTTACGCTCCGGCCTGATGTCAATAGCGCAAGCGGACACAAGAGCGTTGCCATTACCGACCGAGATCCGGTATTAACGCTCGACCCCGAGATGGTGCTCGTAGCGACATACGACTTCTTCGGTAAGTGGAGAAGCGCAAGCGAAGGGGCGCTTACCGCCCTGGTGTCAGGAGCCGCCGGGAACATCTGCACGATCACCAATCCAAAGGTGCAATATACGGAGGAGAAGCTGTCCGAAAACTCCGGGATCAGATCGCTCGGAATCAATGCATCGTTGAACAGAAATGCCGGGGATGATGAAATTTCAATAGCTTTTACTTAATCCGCCATACAGATTGGCGGACCTTCGGCGTACATCGAATATAGAATATTGGACATCGAAAGAGGAGTAGAAAACATGCCGACAAAGGAATATGGCGAAAAAACGTTTGAAATAAGAGGCTTGAAAAGAGGCGAGATAAAGGCTCTCCGTAAAAAAGGCTTCAGCCTGGCGAAGATCGATCCGGCTGAGGCAGATATCCTGGCCGATGAGATTGTAGGCATGATTCTTGGTGATGCCGTGGCTGCTGCCGATGAATTACCAAACAGAGAATATGTCAGGATATTTACCGACATAATGATGCTTACTTATGGGTCGGAAGAATCCGAAAAAAACTCACAGACTTCCGGCGGTGGAGAGACGGCGGCAGAATAGGGCCGGCGCCGGAAGTTCGCGAAGAAAATGAGGAAGCTCTTGATTTGTGGGCCAATGCCGGCACGCAGTTCAGAATGGGCATGGCCGGACCGATCGGGCTCGATTATTTAGCCCTTGGCCGGGTAGCTGAATGGATGGATATTAAGATCGATGAAACTATCTTCCGAAAGATAAGAGCGCTTGAAGCTGATTACCTGAATCAGTACTACGGAGACAAAAACAGTCCAAAAACGAAATCATGCAGCCATCCGGCGGCATGTTCCATGTGCCAGAAAAAGTGTGAAGCAAGAGTGTCAATGCAGTAGAAAACCCACAGGAAAATATCAATGGCGAACGAAGTAAAACTTATCATAACCGCTGATTCTTCCCATTTAGAGCAGGGGTTAAAGAAAGCAAACACCGCCCTTATATCCGGAACGATCAAGGTCGAGGATGCATATAAAAGCCTTGGTATAAAATCAGATCAGGTTTATAGCATGATGCGAGCCAACGCACTTGCTGCCGCCGATTTCATAAAAAACAAAACCATGTCATCAACCGAAGAAATTACCCGCGCGCAGAAAGCCGCAGCTAATACGATTGCGCAAATCAATAACGAGCAGTTCGGTAAACAAACAACCCTGATCGATAAATTAAAGTCAAACTGGATTGCGGCCTCAGCGGTCATTGCCTCCGCCGGAATCGTTGCAAAGCAGGCGTGGGATATGGCGAAAGTCGGGGCCGAATACAGGGAGCAGTCGGGAATCCTCGATAATCTTGCCGGAAAATATTCTACCACGGCAACTTCTATCTTATCAGACATGCGCCGTGCCAGTGATGGCCTTATTGCTGATTCCGATTTAATGCAAATTTCACTTGCCGGTATATCAAAAGGGCTTAAACCCGATCAGCTTGCAAACCTTGCTGATGCCGCAAGAATTCTCGGCGATGCCGTTGGGGTAGATGCTACAACAGCCTTGAGGGATTTAACGGAAGCCCTCGAAACGGGCCGAACAAAAGGATTAAAAAACTACCTCGGGACCGCCCTTGATCTTGAATCTGTTTTTGGCGATCTGACATCCAAAATGACAACCGTTGAAAAAACGCAGGCTATGTATTCAATCACTATGATAGCTGCGATTGATAAACAGAAGCAGCAGATCAAAGAGGTCGATAAAACCTCTGATGCGATTGAACGCCTTGAAGCGAAATGGAAAAACCTCAAGACAACAATCTCAGCAAGCCTGGCGGATGTAGTGGGGGTTGTTTTAGGCTCGGCAGAGCAGGACGAACAGGCAAAACTTGCAAGAGCGCGGCTTGCCCTGATGAAAAGCAAAGATTTTGACTATGTGGCGCTCAGCAAGATGTCTGTTAAAGATCAGAATAAATATCTCGACAGCATTGTTGCAGCTGAAAATTCTTGGTCGGAGAGCCGGTTTGTTTCAAAAAAATCTGCAAAAAATCCATATCAGGCGGAGATAGATCGGCTTACAAAAATTTTACAGGCGCGTGAAGACGAAAAAGGCGCTCCGGCTGCTGCTGCAAAAGCACAGAAGGCCGCTCTTGCTTTGGCAAAAGAAATTGAGGATGCGCAGAAGAAAAAGCTCGACGCCGACGTAAAAGCTTTTGAATTTGGCATGAAAATGGAAGATGAGTGGACTAAAATAAAAACGGACAACTTCAAGGAAATCGAAGAAGCGCAAAAGAAGAAAATGGATGCCGACGTGAAAGCTTTTGAACTCGGCATGGAATATGAAGATGATGCTGCAAAGGAATTGAAAGAAAACGCCAAAGACAAGGCCGATGCTTATCGCACGATGTACGGCGACATGAAGGAAGATACGGGAACCTATTACATATTCCAACTGGCGACCCTTAATAAAGAGAAGAAGGCATACGAAGACCTCAAGATTGACCAGAACACCATTGACAAATGGTATCTGGATCAGAAGAAAAAAATAGACAATAACCTGACTCTTTCAGGCAATAACTTTTTTAAAGGGATAAAGGTTGGTTACGATAATTCGCTTAAAGATCAGATGACCTGGGCCAAAGGCGGGCTTGCAATATTTAAATCTTTCGCAAGCAATAGCAAATCAACGCTTTCCAACGTACTCTTCGACGGCATAAAAGGCGATCTGAAATCCTTTGATGATTACTGGCAGTCTTTCTTCGACGGCCTGCTAAGAACTTTCACCGACACCGTGGCTGAAATGGCCACACAGAAGATTGCCGATGTGGTTGTCTCCCCACTGGTAAGCGCAATCAGCGGTGCAGCAGGCGCAGCCGGTAGCGCCGCTTTTGACTGGCTTGCCGGAATAGATTGGTTCCACGATGGCGCCTGGTATGTCGGCGGTCAAATCGGAGCAGCTAACGCACGTAGAAATCTGAGCAATGACGAGATGATGGCCATCCTGCAAAAAGGCGAGATGGTCATTCCGAAGGGGATTGCAGATCAAATCCGATCTATGATGGGTGGAGGATCAGGAGGAAGTTCAGGCCCGTCCGGAGGAATACCTACCGGCTCTATCGCAGGAATCGCCGCAGGATCGCAGATAGGCAAAAATATGGCGAGCGCGTATGGTAAAACTGCTTTAGCATCAGGCTTGCAGGCTGCGATGGGTATCTTATCGGGCGTTCCTCCCAGTGTGGCTATAAGGGGCGCGATGACTCCAGCGGCGCTTATAGGGCCAGCCATGCAGGGCATAATGAATGCGATAGCCGAGTCTTTCGGTGTGGATACTGGATTTAGCGCGGGCACAACAGGCGCGTGGGGCGGAACTATTGCCGGAGGAATACTTGGCGGTCCTCTCGGAGCCTTGTTGGGTGGTTTGTTTGGTAGTTTAGCCGGAGATGTTTATGGCGGATGGGCGCACAATAAAAATGCGCAGGCCATTCTCAGTCTTAATCCCGGTATCGCAGAGGCATTGGCAACAGCAATGTCGGATGCCAAAGACGCGATTTCAAATGCGATGGCTGGTGGATATGGCGGTGGCGGTGGGTATAGCGGTGAAGGGATGTCGGGAGACTCCGAAGCGGGCCCAGGCGGGCAAGCCGGATCATATCGTTACGGCGGGATATCGATCGGGCCCGATACGGGTTATCCGATTACGGTTCACGGCAAAGAAGCGCATATACCGCTTCCGGACGGCAGATCAATCCCCGTCGAGCTGGGCGGGAATGATCTGCTTTCGGAAATACGGCAGCTCCGCGCCGAAATGAAAGCTGCCTCTTATGCGATTGCAAAAAACACCGGCGCGGCCGCTCGAATCCTTGATCGCTGGGATGGCGACGGAATACCAGAGGAGCGTGTTATATGAAAATAATCCGTCCGATCACGATTACAACGGCCATGCTGCCGGACGGATCCGGCGGGTCCAATGTCCCGGAAACTGTCGCCGCCTATGCAGCCGGAACTACCTACTACGGCGGGGATCAGGTCAGGGTTGATTCCAGCCATAAGATTTATGAGTCCCTGCCGCCGACAGCCAGAGAAATCCTGACTCTGGACGTTGCCCCCTCTACTCCGTGGTTGCCTGACTGGAAAATCACCGGTCAAACCAGCCTTCAAACCTGCATTATTGAACAATATATAACTTCCCTTACGTATTATATCAAGGATCGCTCCGGGGCGTTTACCCTGGGGGAGATCGTCGGGGTTACCGGAACCGCCGTCCTTTTAGCAGATCAAGGCGCAGCTAACCCGGTATTTTCAAGTGCTCCGAATGTGGGGAATGATCCGGCTACTGACCTCGCTCTTGATACTCCTTTGTGGTGGAAAGAAGTATCGGCTACAAACCGTTGGAAAGCCTTTGATAATAAAGTCGGGTCGCAGACCTCTCAGGCCACATCAATTACATACTGTATCACGCCGGGGCAGGTATATGACAGCATCGCATTTCTGAACCTTGACGCCATAACGGTCCAGGTTGTTTTAACCGATCCGGTTGAGGGCGTGGTTTATGACCATACGACCGATCTCCAGACGACAGTTATCTCGGGGGCTGGAACCACGATCGACTGGTACACCTACTTTTTCAGTTCGATATTCAGAACAACGGACATAGCGATACTCGATATCCCTCCATACCTGAATGCGGTTGTAGATGTTACGATCACCTACACGGGGGAGACGGCCAAAGTCGGCGCGATCGTTTTGGGACTGCAATCAACAATCGGCACGACCCGATGGAATCCAAATATTGGAATACACGACTATTCGATTAAAGCGGTTGACGAATACGGGGTTTACAGTGTGTCTGAGCGTGCGTTTTCAAAGCGGATGTCCTGCGACATAGAAATTGAGTTTGCGTCGATCCCCGATGTGCAAAACCTGCTTGCGCTGTATCGCAGTACATTACTTGTATGGATTGGCGTTGAGAATTTTTCGCCATTAATCGTTTACGGATTTTATAAGGATTTTTCGATAGTTATTCCGCATCTGGTTTATGCAGAATGCAATATTGAAATTGAAGGACTCACTTAGGAGGATTTATCATGGCCATTACACCTTTGCCGCCTGCGCCAAGCAGAGCGTCACCATCTGATTTTTCAACGAAAGCCGACGCTTTATTGGGGGCGCTCGCTACTTTTGTAAGCGAGGCTAACGCTCAGGCGGCGGCGCTTGATCTTAACGATACCACTGCAACCAGCACGACCAGTCTGGCTATCGGAACCGGATCTAAATCTCTCACGGTTGATGTGTCGAAAAGTTATCAGCCGGGCATGAGCATAAAAATCGCCCGCACATCCTCACCCTCTAATTGGATGCATGGGGACGTGACTTCTTATAATGCCGGTACTGGGGCGCTGGTGGTAAACGTGACGACTATACTGGGCAGTGGAACATATACCGACTGGACGGTGACATTTTCTGCACCGGCCGCAGTAGTTTTCGCCTCTGCCGCAGAAGACCTTGCAGGCGCAGAAGCGGCTAAGGCGATTGCACCCCTGACCAACCCGCAATTAATCAAGAACCTCAAACTAGTTGTCAACGCTTCCGTGAATAAACTGGACATATTCACAAAGTCTGGCGGTGCGGTTCCTGATGCCTCAAACATCATTGTCGTGGCAATCCCTGATGGGAATGGCTACACATTCAGAAGCAGGGCAGCAGCATATCTTTCCGGCACGTCTCAATTCATCATGGCAGATGCAGCTAACTACTGGTCAAAAGGCAGTCTGGACGCTGAAATTAAGAATGCTTACATCTATGCAATCTGGGCGGCCGCTGGTGGAATAGTCTGGGCATTAGGTGGCTACTCTGGATTTACAAGAGTTCCTGCCTCTACCACTGCAACTGATGATGACTTCTTTTTGCTTGAAGCAGGTTCGACTTATACAAAAGTCATTACCGACTATTGCGCCCGCGTAGGCAAAATCCGCTATCAGTACAACACAGCCGACACTCCCGACCATACCATTCAAGCAACGGTTTTGGATGCTCCGCAGGTTATGTGGAACCCTAAGAGTGATTACGGGTATAGTAAGAATCTGGCGACAACGTTAGTTCAAGGCAGCGAAATTGTCGAATACTCGGCAATTTCAATCATACTAAAACAATCAGGGAAATACAATCTCATTGGAAGTTCTGTCATGAATTGCTCCGGTGGAAACATGACCACCAATGGTATAATTAAAACCGGGTCAGCGACATACGCATCAGCGACAACAGTTGCAAAACAGGTGCATGACGAGGCCGCGGCTGCTTATCAAATAAACGTATCGCCGAGTAAATTTGGTGTCATGTTGAATGCCGGTGATACAATACATCTGGGATTATATTGTAACGGTGCTTCCGGCAACAGGTCAATTTTTGGTGATAATACTTATGTTGGAGCTACGTCACTCTCGTTTTGTCGGATAGATTAAGGAGAATTTTTCGGAAGCTTTGCAGGGGAGATAACCAAAAGAATCGAACAAAAGAATTCAATACTTATTGAGGATGAAACCAATGGCAAAAGCATATAGACCGGTAGTCACAGGACATGAGATTTTGCCGATAGTTTAATTTGGTGAAAGGGCGGGGAGGGAATAGATGGCAACGGTAAGCATTGAGCTTGGGAAAAACACCTGTCAGCATATCACTATCAGCGTTACGCACGAAGGTGAAACAAGGCGATATGCGATGACCCGGAGCGAGATAGCAGGGGGCATTGATAAAGACAGGCAGTTTGACCAGATATTAAAAAACGCTTTGACAAATATAAAGCTCCAGTATGAAACAGACTGGGAGAAGATAAAAACCGCAATCTCAATGACTAGTTTTAAGGTGTAATTATGGCGATGGATACAATACCGGGATTTATATGTTATCCCATATCCCCCTTTTTAGATGTTTCTCCCGGCTATTACACCGTCGACGCTGATGGAGAGGGGGTTGGATGGGCCTTTGAATGCCCGAAAACAGGCACATTAACGCAGATCGCATTTGGGACAAATACAGTTACTACCGGAGATGCAAATATGAGTGTTCGCCTCGAAACCGTGGACACAGCAACGGGACTCCCATCCGGGACTCTTATAGATAGCCCTACAAATGTTGCGACGGGGACAGTAAATATAGCGAGCACAGATGACAGTGTAGTAAAATCTTGCGACATTAATGGCGGGACAGGAGTATCTGTAACAAAGGGAGATATTATAGCGGTTATTATAAAACGTCCTGCCTCCGGGTCTTTTAACGGTAGAATTCTATATGGGAGCGCAGCGTTCGCAGGGATGAACTCTGGATTCCCTTATTATCTGGATTATGGGATAACCTCAGCGGGCGCCTGGACAAGAGCTACTACTCCGGGAGGCATTAATTTGGCTCTTAATATTGGTGGATGGGTTTGCCCGATAGGTGGATTTTTAGCAATATCAAACCCTGTAATAACAAATTTTGCATCACCAAAAGAGCGGGGGATATTATTAAACTTTCCCGTCAAAATGAGGATTACCGGGGGGATTGCTTTCGTCACTGCGGATGCCGGAGAAAATTATAAATTTGTATTATATTCCGACCCTGCAGGAACACCTACGCAGGTGGCTGTTTCAAATATTTATGATGCGGACTTTCGGTCAGGCGTGCCGGGACGTGCCTGTTATTTCCAATTTACCACACCTTACGAGATGGCAAAAGACACGGATTACGTATTGGCTGTGGCTCCTACAACAGCAGGAGCGATAACACTTACCGTAATACGGAGCGAATCCGCTTATGGTGCGCTCTTTTTTGGAGGAGAAAACGCAACCTTGTGGAGTAGAGAAGATAGTTCATCCGGAGCATTTTCCGAAACAAATACTGATGTGCCGAAGATCGCTGGTTTTTTTGACCAGATAGAAGATCCCGATGTTGCGGGCGGAAGCTCTCCGAGATTCGGAGACAGAACAGGAGGGAAGAATTAATGTATCCAGTAAAAAAGGGCGCGACAGACCAGACGATGTATTTCACGCTGAGAGATTCAACCAACCATCTCCCAAAAACTGATGTAACCATAACCGACATCGACCTGTATTATGTCACTCATAAAGCGGCCATATCAACAAAGGCGGATGCTACGGCTCTGGCTGCGGCAGATTCAGCTCATGCTGACAACAAGGCTTTCCATGTCGGATACGGAGTATATCGGATTGACTGGCCCGATGTCTGGACTGGGAATGTCGGTGAAACGGTGCAGCTTATAGTGGTTTGCACCGGAGTTGACACCACTTTTCTTGAGTGCATGCTATCACCTCCTGTTGATGTTATCTCCATAGGTGGAACGGTTCAAACGGCAAACGATAATGGAGCGGACATAAATGATATTCTAACCGACACCGGAACCACTCTTGATGGAAAACTTGATACTATCGCCGGCGACACAACTACTGATATTCCAGCTCTGATTGATGCGCTTCCAACGGCAGCGGAAATTAAGACAGCAATAGAAGCCGCAGGAGGCCACCTTGCTTTAATACTTGAAGACACCGGAACGACTTTGGACACGAAGCTGAATACCATTGACGACTTTCTTGACACGGAGATTGCCGCCATACTCTCAGACACAAACGAACTCCAAACAGACTGGGCTAACGGTGGAAGGCTCGACCTGATTCTGGATGCTGCCTCTGCTCCGACCGCATCACAGGTGGCCGATGCGGTGTGGGATGAGGCCATCTCCGGACATCTCGGAGCAGGAAGCACAGGCAACGCTCTTAATGCGGCAGGTTCGGCAGGCGACCCGTGGGCTACTCCAATACCGGGAGCTTATGGAGCAGGCACAGCCGGAAAGATACTCGGAGACAATATCAATGCCCCGATTGCCACTGTGGACACCGTAGTTGATGCAATAAAAGTGGTGGTAGACAATATCCATGACACAGACCTCCCGGCAGTCAAAACCGAAACGGCAGCGATTCTGGTGGATACCGGGACTACTCTTGATGCTCTCATTCAAGATATACCGACAGTTGCAGAATTCAACGCAAGAAGCCTCCCATCTGCTGATTATACTATCGTTTCCGACTTGGGAGTAGTCCAGACAGCCGACCATACGGCAGCTATCGCAGATATTCCCACGGTGGCGGAATTCAACGCCAGGTCAACAACAGACCCTGCGACTCAAACCCTGCTTGGCACGGTTGCAGGATACTTGGACACGGAGATTGCAGCAATAAAGGCAAAGACCGATAATCTGCCCACGGATCCGGCTGACCAGAGCGCAGTAGAAGCTGCAATCACGGCGGCAACAAGCCCTCTTGCAACGGCAGCGAATCTTGCAACAGTCGACACGGTAGTAGATGCTGTCAAAGTTCAGACTGATAAGCTGACGTTCACCGTTGCAAACCAGATAGATGCGAATGTTCAGTCTATAAATGATAAGGCTCTTACCGGAGATGGCTCAACCGGAACCCCTTGGGGGCCAGTATAAATGATAGGAACTTCGTGGGTAACGACTTCTTGGGATGCTGATGCATGGGCTTCCGGCGCATGGGCTGGCGGGACAATCCCGGAGATTGTCGATGCAATTGTTGCCATCCTCGGAGGCGTATCCGGAATAGGGGCTGTGTATGGCCAGGAGAGGCAGAGCCGGTCATATGTAGAATGGCTGGCTCTTATGACCACCGGGGGCATTTTAAACGGCTGGACGGTCAGCAGGGAGAAAACAGAACCATTTGAGGATAACGAGTCAACCCTGCGGAATGCGCACAGCTATAAAATCAAGGGATATTACCAGATCGACGATGCCGCCGCATCCGAGAAAACATTCCAGGCGCTTGTTGATTTGATCTGCCAGGCTTTCTACGGCAACGAAACCATAACCGGGTCCGCCTTAAACAGCGAACCCGTCCAGGTCGATTTCGTGGGAATCCGGGAGCTGGCCCCCGAGACAAATTATTTCCTTCATTATGTCGAACTCTCCCTCCCGGTTGACGAAAGGGAACTGTTATAA